GCTTGTGAAACAGGGATTGCACCATCGGTGCTGATGCAGGAATCCGAACGGATGCTGTTTACCATGCAGATGTATCTGAAGGGTAAATCAGAAGCCATGAATAAGCGTAGGTAGAAAATGAAAGTTCAACACTCAATCGAGGTGTACGGCATTAGGGAAACCCTTGCCGAAATCCGCAAGGTTGACCAAGACCTATTCTTTGCTATCCGCGCGCACATGAAGCGCACTGGTGACATCTTGGGTAACCGAGTAATTACCAGCGCACCTATTACTGGCCCGAGCTCTGGTTTTAGAAATCATCGAGGCAGGACAGCTTGGAAGCCAGGCACTTTCAAGACTGAAGTATCAGGTCGTAATGCTCGCAAAGGCATAACTGGTGCAACACCTTTACTATCTGTCAAGTTCGGCGGTGCAGCCCTCAACATCGCTGACATGGCAGGTAAAAAGAATCAGGTGCGCAAGCCAGTCACAGACTTCTATGACTGGCGTGGCACACGCAGACGGCACAAAGTAACCACCCAAGGTAAGGCTATGATTAGTGCCCTTGGCAGCAGACCATCGCGCTACATCTGGTCAGAGGCTGAAGGTCAATTGCCGTTCATCCAAGCAAGCGTATTGTCTGGTGTCCAAGAGTACATGGATCAAGTCAACAGAAACATTGTGAGGATAGATAAATAATGTCAATCAATATTAATATCCTCAGCAACTTCAACGGCACAGGATTTGACAAGCTCACAAGAGAGCTAGACAGAGTAACTACACCACTTGAAAAGGTTGCAGTTCTTTCTCGTAGTTTTGCACCAGCTGCTCGCCTTGGACTACTTGCTATCGGTGGTTTGGGTGCTGCTGCTGTTCAATCAGCCTCTGACATGATTGAGGCACAAACCGCTGTAAATCAGATTTTTGGTGAGTCTGCCGCTTCTATTGTCAACTACTCTACTGAAGGTGCTGATGCACTCGGTCAGTCTGCTACCCAGATATTAAATGGAGCTAAGACATTTGGTATTTTTGGTCAAGCTGCTGGCCTTGCCACTGATGAGAATGTTGCTTTCTCTAAAGAGCTGATTGCCTTAGCTGCCGACCTTGCTTCATTCAACAACACAACAGTTGACGATGCGATTACTGCTTTAGGTGCTGGTCTAAGAGGTGAGAATGAGCCACTAAGACGCTTTGGAGTTTTGCTTGACGATGCAACCCTCAAGGCTCAAGCCCTAGAAATGGGTATCTATGATGGAAATGGCGCACTAACAAGTCAGCAAAAAATCTTAGCTGCTAATGCTGCTATTTTTGAGCAGACAGCAACCCAACAGGGTGACTTTGCTAGAACATCAGATGGTTTGGCAAACTCTCAAAGAACTCTCACCGCCGAGCTTGAAAACCTTTCAATCAGTGTTGGAACCTCTTTATTGCCAATCATCGAACAACTATTGCCAGTTATAAAAGGCTTTTTTGATGTGGTTGGAGAAAACTCAGGTGTTGTTTTGGCCTTGGCTGGTATTTTTGCTAGCTTGGCTGTCGCAATCCTAGCCGTAAACTTTGCCCTAAATGCTAACCCTATTGTCAAGGTAATTACTTTGATTGCTGCTCTAGCGGCAGGTGTGGTTATTCTTGTCAACTGGTTAGTGACTCTTTATGGGGGCTGGGACAAGCTATTCAAGGATCTAGCTGGCTGGCTGGCAAACTTTGTTATTGGTTTCCGTAATGCTATAAATGCCATCGGTAGTTTCTTTGCTGCTGTGTTTGACACTCTAGGTGGTATCGCAAGAGGCGCACTCAATGGTGTGCTTGGCTTTATCGAGGGCTACATCAACTTCATTATTGCTGGTGTCAATGGACTACTAACCCTTATCAACAGAGTCTTAGGTGCTGGTAAGGCAATCGGCATCAATGTCCAGATACCAACAATTCCAAATGTACAAATCCCAAGACTTGCCGAGGGTGGAATCGTAATGCCACGACCAGGTGGGGTTCTTGCCAACATCGGTGAGGGTGGACAGGCTGAGGCAGTTATCCCTCTAAACAAGATGAAAGACTTTGGTGGTGGAACTACTAACAACTACACAATCAATGTCAATGGTGGGGTTGGCTCAGGCGCGACTATCGGTAAGTCAATCGTTGACGCTATCAAAGCCTACGAGCGAAGCTCTGGGGCTGTCTGGCAAGGTGCCTAATGGCAGCACCGGCAGTCAAGGTCGAGCTTGGTCTAAACCTTGGAGCAAGGGACCCGAACAGTTTTCTACTCGATGACCCAGTTAGAGGTGTCCTAGACAACACCGAATACACCCTAAGTGGTGACAGATTCTTTGACATCACCGACAGGCTAATGTCTGCCTCAACAACAAGAGGTAAGTCACAAGCACTAGATCGCATTGACGCTGGAACGATTGACTTTGTTGTAGATAATTCTGACAGGGTTTTTGACCCACTTTATTCTGCTGGTCCATACTTTGGTCAGCTCATACCAGGTCGAGAAGTCAGGGTTAGCTGTAATGGCTACCCAGTTATCTATGGCTTTATTGATGACCTTGACATCGGGTATCAGCCAAACAACCGATCCATTGTCAGCATACAAAGCTCAGATGCCCTAAAGACAATCACAACTAACAACCTTCCAGCGACTAGCGTTTCATCAGAGTTAGCCGGTGCTAGAGTCACGCGCATCCTTGACTTGCCAGAGGTGGCTTGGCCTAGTGACAAGAGAAGCATTGACACCGGTGACACCTTACTAAGCAATGTCGCCATAACTGAAGGCACTCAGGCTGTTGCCTACCTTCAGCTAATCGGGACTAGCGAGGCAGGTGAGGTCTTTATCTCTAAGGATGGCAAGTTTGTATTCAAGGAAAGAAACGCTGCCCCTGGAGCTGTTGATGTTATCTTTACCGATGAAACCTCTGTGCCAGGCTTTACAGTCATTCCTTTTGCCGACCTAAGCGTGGTCTATGGATCCGAGCAACTGTATAACCGAGTAGTGCTAAGCAACAACAAGGTTGTCCCAGACGAAGCCATTGCTGAGGACCTAAGCTCACAAGAGGTTTACGGCGCGAGGTCTTACAGCGTTACAGGCTTGCTAACTGACTCAGCAACTGACCTACAATCTCTAGCTAACTTCCTACTGTCCAGATTCAAAGAGCCTCAGTATCGCTTTGACAGCTTGTCTGTGGTGCTTGATGTGCTTACAGAGGCACAACAGAATGAGGTACTAGACCTAGAGATTGGCAACATCGTTCAGGTTAGGTTTACCCCATCAGGACTGCCACCTGCCATTGACCAGTATGTTCGAGTAATCGGCATCAGCCACGACTGGTCTAACAATGAGAAGCGAATTATCCTATCCCTTGAAAGACTGGACTTTGGTTTATTTGTGCTTGATGACCCTGTATTTGGTGTCCTTGATGATGACCGACTAACTTACTAACTGCTAAACTCTAAACAACACAACTAAGGAAAACAATGCCAAGAAAAGTATTTACCGCTGGTGAAGTCCTAGCCGCCGCCGATGTCAACCTTTATCTATCTAATGAAGTGGTCTTTGCCAGTTCAACCGCATCTGGAACTGTTGCTGTAACTGATCGCTATGAAACCTTACTTGTAAACTCCGCTGGCTCGGTCACTATCACCTTTGGAACAGCCACAGCTTTCCAGGCTGGCGAGCGCATGGACATTATTCGCGATGGTGCTGGAACAGTCACAATCACTCGTGATGGCACAGCAGTTACCTTGGCGGGTAGAGGCACAGCAGCTGCGTCTTACCAGATTGCTCAGCGTTACGATGCTGTATCTGTTGTCTGTGTCGGTACAAACTCCTACCGAGTTATCGGTAACGCTACGGCGGTCTAGCTATGTTGATTCCTTTTGGGATTCTTTCATCAGCGGGGGCAGGTGTAGCTGCTGGCACTTACGAGCTAATCTCTACTACTGTTTTGGGTGGAACTGCTTCCTCTGTGACTTTCAGCAACTTAGGTGATTACTCATCTACCTATAAGCATTTACAGCTAAGGGTTGCTGGTAACAACACTACAAGTGGAGCTTGGCGTTTTAGGCTTAATGGAGATACTGGCAATAACTATTCTTATCATTTGCTTTATGGAAATGGAAGCTCCGCGTTATCTGCTAATGGAACATCGCAAAGTAGCGGGTATTTAGGCTTTGCTACTGCTAATACAAATGTTTCTTGCGTAGCAGTTATGAACATTTTAGATTTTTCTAGCACTACAAAAAACAAAACAACAAGAAGTCTAAATGGCGATGTCAACTTCAATGTTATGTTGAATTCATCTGGTTGGTATTCAACAGCCGCAATAACTTCCTTGACTTTGCTCGCCAATATAAACTTTGTGACTGGCTCACGATTTTCACTCTACGGAATAAGAGGATAACAATGCCGACACCAACATACACACCATTAGCGACTGTGACACTAGGTACTGCGGTAAGCTCTGTGACCTTTAGTTCTATTCCTGCAACTTATCGGGACTTGATCCTTGTGTTTAGAGGAACACTTACAACAGCTACTAACAACGAGCTAGAGCTAAGAATAAATGGCGACACAGGAAGCAACTATGTAAGAATGGTAGTTTATGGTGACGGCAGTTCCGCTGGTTCGATTCAAGACTCATTCAATAGTTATAGGTTTAGTTATGGAAACAACACAAACCCATTTACGAGCATTGTTGAGTTTATGGATTACTCGGCAACCGACAAACACAAGACAATGCTAAATAGGGAAAGTCAGGCGAACAGGGCTTCTGCTTTGGGTGCTGGTAGGTGGGCTAACACCGCTGCTATGACTTCATTTCAGGTTTTTTGCGTACAAAATATGGCGGTTGGAACAACCCTAAATCTTTACGGAATAGTGAGCTAGACAATGACAATGCAACTTATTGAAACTAAGACACTAGGGACTGCTGTTGCTTCAGTAGCGTTTACCTCTATCCCGCAGGACGGAACAGACCTGATGGTACTCGCCTCTATACGATATGATAGTAGCCCTGTGACCCAGCTAAAGATGGAATTCAACTCATCTGGTGGGACTGACTATTCAGACAGAACTTTGGAAGCTGACTCGCTGGGTAGTGCTGGCAGCGGGAATCGCAGTAGTCAGCCAGTAATTAGAATCACTCTTTTACCGGGAACATCTTTTACCGCTAATTCTTTCGGTAATGGAGAAATCTACATACCTAATTACACTTCTAGCGTGGCTAAGTCAGTAAGTCTTAACGGTAGCACCGAACAAAACAATACGACTTCTTATAACTCTGTTGTTGCTGGTCTTTGGAACAATACGGCTGCCATAACAAGCATTACATTTGCCACTCAAACGGCTGGTAATTTTGTTATTGGCTCTATGTTTTCCCTCTACAAAATAACAAAAGGCTCTGACGGAATAGTAACCACCAGCTAACAAGAAAGAAAAGAAAATGACAGATACACCAATGAAAGTAGTTATAGATTGTGCCACAGGCGAATCTACAACAGTACCTCTGACCGAGGCAGAACTAGCTCAGCGTGAGATTGACCAAGCAGCTTACGAGGCACAGCAAGCAGAACTTGAAGCTGCTCAGGAAGCACAAGAAGCCCTAAAAGCCTCTGCCAACGCCAAGCTTCTAGCTCTAGGTCTAACCCAAGCTGAAGTAGCAGCTCTAACCGCATAATGGCTGAGGAAACTACCTCAGTTCGCATTACGCAAGCTGACATTTACAAGAAGCAACTTGAGCATGGTGAGATTCTGGTCAAGGTTTTACAGAAACTAGATCACCTTGACGATGTGCCGGAACGCCTTAGAGAAGTAGAGCTAACGCTTGCCAGGCTTGCTTGGATAGAGCGCGTTGCTTACACCGGACTTACAGCCTCAGCAATCGCAATCATTGGCTTGATAGCCGCAACGATAGGAAAATAATGACTACATGGATTAGACCAGTTGACGGCGGCAGCATCTCCGACAGCTTTGATGGACATCGCAACAGGAAGGTAAGCCCTTCAAGGAATCCAGGCACAGACTACGCAGTCCCAACTGGCACACCTGTCAAGGCAATCTCAGACGGCACAATCACCGGCATTGTCCCGACCTTTGCTGGTGCTGGTGGTCGCATGATTTTCCAGAGTTTTGCTTCAGGTCATAACGCAGACTACCTACACCTATCTCGCATTGATGTTGTTGCTGGTCAGCAAGTCAAGCAGGGTCAGGTCATCGGTCTTGTCGGTGGATCAGGTCTAGGTAAAGAAAACGGCTACGGCGCACACCTGCACCTATCTTTCCGAGTCGGTGGCAAGCCAACTATGGGTGCTGGGAACATTGACTATGAAGCCTTTAGAGGCGCACCCACAAGTGCTATTCCTGCTTCACCTGCTAAGCCAAGTGTTGCACCTGCTAAGGGTTCAAGAGCCTACCGAGGCACAGAGCTAAAGCGTGGAGAGCCAGCAGGTCCAGATGTTCTTTACTTACAAAACAAGCTAGGAGTAAACCCACCTGGTCCATTCGGTCCAATGACCCATACTGCTGTTGTTGCCTTCCAAAAGAAGCATGGACTACTAGCAGACGGAATCGTTGGCCCTCTAACTTGGTCAAAACTGGGATAGCTTGCTCAAACAATTACAAACTTCAAAAAGCCTACGGATAATCTCTGTGGGCTTTTTTGTTTTCTTTATGGTCTGGCAACCTATCCCTGCCTATGCCGCACAAGCCTCAGCAACTGTAATTTGCCAGAACGCAAACGGAGATCAGCAGACCTTCGGGATTGGATGGAACAATGAAAACGACTACTTCTTGGATAAGGGCAACATTCCCCAGCACTTTTGCGAGGGTGGCTTTGCTGGTGAGTTCACCACTTTTGTTAGCGTGGTATCTATTGACGGCGGTGAGCTGGATCCTGCTTTGCTTTACCATCCTGATTATGTTCCTGATACCGAGCCTGACCCTGTACCATCTCCTGGGCCTAGTCCAGAAGTTAGTCAGGAACCGGAAGTGATTGAGCCAAGCCCTGAGCCAACCATCGAATCTAGCCCAGAGCCAAGCCCTGAACCTACTGTTGAACCACAGCCTGAACCTGCCCCTGTCCCACCAGTTGAACCCACGCCAGAGCCACAACCTACCCTAAACCGCCCTGTAAGCCCTGTAGAGCCGATTACCCCTGAAACAAGCCCATCACCTACCCCCGAACCTGTCGAGCCGTCTACAAGCCTTACAGAGCCAGAAATTGAAAACACATCGATTGAAAACTTGCTAATGCTGCCTCAGCTAGCGTTAGAGCAGGTTGCTAAACTTGTAGATAACCTACGCTCAATCGGGTCGGACATGAGTCCAGAAGTGCGAGAGCAGTCGCAGCAAGTAATTGTTGCCTCTGTGATTGTGACCCAAGTCGCATTGGCAGGTAGGAAGTTTTGAAGTTTCTAAAAGACCAACTAGATCAGTCTTGGACAATTCTCGGCTTAGGCATCGCTTGGGTAGTTCTTGAAGGCACAGCCAAAGACTTTGTGGGTTGGGCAATCATCGTGACAATACTCATCTGGGCAGCAACTTACCCTTTACGAAAGGACTAACTTATGTGGTTAGACATCATTAGACGAACCTTTGCAGTCATCATCTTGAAGGTCACCGGTATCTTTGTCGGTGGAGCTGTCATCGGCCTTGAGGTTATCCAGGCTGTTGCTATGGCTGCCTTTGCTGGTGTGATTGATGTAGCTCAAGAGCTATCTCGGTCTTACCTTGCAGACGGCAAGATTGACCCAGACGAGCTAAACAAGAGCTTTGGCAAGATTGCCGATAAGTCAGGCCCTAGCTCGAAGTCCTAAGCTTTACCCGTTCCTCATGGGTAGTGCCACCCCAAATGCCCTGCATCCCTGCTGATAGGGCATAGTCAAAGCACCTAAGCCTGACAGGGCAGTCATCACAGACTTCTTTGGCTACCTTGATCATTGACTTACGCATCTCTGGGTCATGCTCATCCTCTGGGAAAAAGACCTCTGGGACCGAGGCACATTGAACCCCATCATTGTTTCTTATTGCTTCTTGCAACTCAATATATTTGCGCTCAATCTGGCGTAATGTCATAGGGTAACCCTAGAGTATAAACATCGGAAATAGCAAAGCCACGCTGAGAGAGTTAGCGCGGCTTTGCGACAAGGAAAAGAGAGGGAAACCTTGCCAGTAAACAAATTACCAGCAGAAACAAATGAGTTGCTTGATGCAGTCCTACTAGGCGACTTTGCCAACGGCAGTCAAGAGTGGCACGATCTACGCAACGAACCAGGTGCAGTTGGTGGCTCAGACATCGCAGCCATTACCGGACTAAGCACTTGGGAATCAGCAATAACTAAGTGGGCTAAAAAGACAGGTCAGATACCTGATGAAGTCACACCGAACATGAGCATGAAGCTCGGCACAATTCTTGAGTCACCTATCTTGAACTTGTTTGCTGACGAGCATCCTGAATTAGAAATCTACGAAACAGGAACATGGGCAAACAAAGAAAACCCTTGGGCTAGGTCTAACCCTGATGGTCTTTACAAAGACGCTGATGGGAACTGGGGAATCATTGAGGTCAAGTTCTCACGCGACTATTGGAGTGGTGTGCCACAGGCTTATCGCGCTCAAGTGCTTTGGTACATGAGAATCTTTGGAATCAAGCAAGCTAAGTTAGTTGCGCTCGCAGGCTCTAGCTACATGGAGTTTGACATCGAGTGGGATGAGTTTGAAGCGCAGACACTTTGGGATGCTGCTGTCAGATTTAGACAGGCTTGCCTAGACATGAAAATGCCTTACTGGGATGGGAGCAACTCAACCCTAGAAACCATCAGGGCATTATCGCCTGGCATCGTTGACACCGAGGTTGACCTTGATGACTTGGGTATGCACTACCTCAACTCGGTTGACGAGTTAGAGAAAGCTACTGTCAAAACCACAGAGCTAAAAGCTAGAGTTATACAAGCAATGGATGGGGCAAAGCGAGGTCTGGTCTTTGGTGAGCATCTGCTCAGCCTGAGATCAAGAGCTGGTGGCGCACCATACTTACACCACGAAAAGGGGAAGTAAATGGCACAGTTCAACCTAAACGATTATGAAACAGTAGAGCAGCGCATCAAGCGTTTCTACAAAGACAACCCAGAGGGTCGCATAATCACCGACAACATCACCACAGTTCAAGACCGACAGGTTGGGACTTGGGTTACTAAGAGCTACATCTACCTAAACGCTGATGACCAAGAAAAGAACTTGCCAAAGGCAACAGGTTTGGCGTTCGAGGTTGATTCAGCTAAAGGTCCACAAGCGACATCGGCATTAGAGGTATGCGAAACCAGCAGCATTGGTCGCGCATTAGCTAACGCAAACTATTCAGGCAACAAGAGGGCTAGTCGCGAAGAGATGGAAAAGGTTGCCAGAGATTCAAGACCAAAGGCAAGTGCTAAAGATTGGCTTGCTATGACCGAGGCATTAGGCAATGACATCGAGGGTTTACGATTGTTATACAGCCAAGCTAAAACAGGTGGCGCAACCGATGACACACTCGACAAGATCAAGGCAATCGCTAATGGACTTACAGGCAAAGAGGATTCTTCTAGCCTCAATTCTTGAAACCCAAGAATGCCTACAAGAGCAGTTTGATGTGGGCGACTTCGATTCAATAAGTGTCATTTGGAAGTTACAAAGAGAGAAAGCTGAGAGGCTAAAAAATGGAGATTATTACACCAGGCCACATAGTCGAGGAATTACAAAGGCTGACGAAAGAGATGGACAAGGGAGCTAACGCTCTCTACGATGCCGAGTGCAAGCTGGCTGATGCTGATTCAGCGTATGACCGAGCTGTATCGCTGGCGTTCCTAAACAACTCTGGGACAGTAGCAGACCGGCAAGCTGTGGCTAAATTGCAAGCAG